AGAATATGATAACATGGTTGAAATTTTAGGATGGGTGCAAGACCCAACCCGTGAAATGAATGAGTTTCGTGGAAGAGAAATGCTTTTTCCTAAACGCTGGGTAACTATTGGTGTATTACCTGGAAATGTTATGTCAGGAGAAGAATAATGTCTATTAAATTAATCACACTTAAATCAACACAGACACTCATTGGTGAATTAGATTGCACCAAAGACGATGTGGTGGTCATTAAACAGCCTGTCCAAGTGATTGTTCAACCAACTAAAGAAGGCCCTGTAATGGGTTTTGCACCATTCCTAGAATTCGCTGAAGAATTTAAAAAGGGCATTACCATTTCAATGGATAATATTCTTGCGGTTACAACACCAGTTCGTGAATTAGAAAATCAGTATAATAAAATGTTTGGTGTAGGTATTGAAATTGCCTCTGTTATTCCAAAAATCTGATATAATGGTTGAATGACAAAATTCTATACAAATGTTGCCTCTTTTGGCAATAGTATTTTTTATCGTGGTGTTAATAATGGCAGGCGTGTTAAATTAAAAGTTCCTTATACACCTACATTATATTTACCTTCTAAAAAAACAACTGAATTCAAAACACTCGATGGTGAATATCTTGAGCCTATGAAGTTTGAATCTATTCGTGAGGCTCGAGACTTTGCTAAACGATATGAAGAAGTTGCAAACTTTAAAATCTATGGTAACACCAACTATCAGTATGCTTTTATTGCTGATGAGCAAAAAGGCATGATTGATTGGAATATTGAAAACATTTCAATTGCTGTTATCGATATCGAAGTTGGTTCTGAAAATGGATTTCCCGACCCATATCTAGCTAATGAACCCGTGACAGCTATTGCCATTAAGTATATGACTGGCGATATCGTTGTATTTGGATGTGGTGAATATCAACTTCAAGGCAACGAAAAGTATATCAAGTGTGACGATGAGATTCAGTTATGTAAAAGATTCTTACAATTCTGGCAAGAAAATTGTCCCGATGTTCTCTCTGGTTGGAATATTAAATTCTTTGATATACCATATCTTGTAAATCGATTTAATAAACTCCTAGGCCAAGATGAAACAAAAAAACTATCTCCATGGAATGTAATTAACAATCGTAAAACATTAATTAATGGCCGTGAATTAATTGCCTATGAATTTCTAGGTGTATCTTTCCTTGATTACATTGAGTTATATCGATGGTATGCACCAGGTGGTAAATCACAAGAATCATATCGCTTAGATAATATTTCTCAAGTTGAACTTGGTGAAGGTAAAATATCATATGATGAATATGATAATCTTCATGCTCTGTATCGTCAAAACTATCAAAAGTTTATTGAGTATAATATCAAGGATGTAGAACTCATCTTTAAACTTGAAAACAAACTTAAACTGATTGAACTTGGTTTAACTTTGGCCTATGATACCAAAACCAACTATGAAGACATCTTCGCACAGACTAGAATGTGGGACGCCATCATCTATAATTATCTTCTTGAAAAAAAGATTATTGTTCCGCCAAAAATTGTTAAACAAAAAGATTCGGCCTTTGAAGGTGCCTATGTAAAAGACCCACAAGTTGGTAAACATGATTGGGTAGCATCATTCGATTTGAATTCACTTTACCCACATTTGATGATGCAATTTAATATTTCACCAGAAACTTTAATTGAACCAGCAAATTATTCTCCTGAAATGCGTGACATTATTATGGCAGGAGTGACAGTTGATAAGATGATTGATAAACAAATTGATTTATCAAAACTTAAAAATACTACACTTACTCCAAATGGTCAATTCTTCCGAACTGATAAAAGAGGTTTCTTACCACAAATGATGGAAGAAATGTATGATGACCGAAGTAAATTTAAGAAGTTAATGCTTAAATCTAAACAAGATTATGAAAATGAAAAAGACCCAAGTAAAAGAAAAGAAATTAAAAACCTTGTGGCAAGATATGAAAATCTTCAGTTAGCTAAAAAGGTTTCACTTAATTCAGCTTATGGTGCCCTAGGTTCACAGTATTTCCGTTTCTATGATTTAAGAATGGCTCTTGCTGTTACAATGGCAGGCCAATTAAGTATTCGTTGGATTGAAAAGAAACTTAATGAATACATGAATAAATTATTAAAGACATCGGAAGATTATGTAATTGCTTCTGATACCGATTCGATTTATCTTCGCCTTGGTCCATTGGTAAATAAAGTTTATACTGGCGATAAAAACCCAGGATCCATTATACAATTTATGGACAAAGTGTGTGAAGATAAAATTCAACCATATATTGATGAGAGCTATCAAGAATTGGCTACATATGTAAATGCCTATGAACAGAAAATGCAAATGAAAAGAGAAGCACTTTGTGATAAAGGTATTTGGACTGCCAAGAAAAGATATATTTTAAATGTGTATAATAATGAAGGCGTTCAATATAATGAACCACAGATGAAAGTTATGGGACTTGAAATGATTAAGTCATCAACTCCATCGGCGATTCGCCAAAAGATGAAAGAAGCCATTACAATTATGATGCGTGGCACCGAAGATGATATTCATAATTTTATTGAAGACTTCCGTATAACATTTAAACAATTACCACCAGAAGAAATTTCTTTTCCAAGAGGACTAAATGGCCTCAAAGAATATTCTGATTCAGTTATCATGTATAAAAAGGGAACACCCATTCATGTAAAGGGTGCTATTCTATATAACCATCATCTTAAACTATTGGGCCTTGAAAAGAAATACCCTAAAATACAAGATGGTGAAAAACTAAAATTCACTTATCTTAAACAACCTAACCCATTTAAAGATATGGTCATTTCATATCCTGGTAGATTACCTAAAGAATTTTGCCTTGATAACTATATTGATTATGATACACAATTTGAAAAGGCCTTTATTGAACCAATTAAAATAGTATTGGATTGTATGGATTGGACAATTGAAAAGAAAAATTCATTGGAGGGTTTCTTTGGATAATATTCGTATCATTAGAACAGGTATTAATGTTTCTAAAATAAAAGCTCAATTAGAAAAATATTCAGATGATTGGGGTGGTCAAAAAAACATGCCCGGTACCCAGCAATTAGATAAAGACCAATATATTATTAAAGCCGGCGTATTACAATTAGTTATGGGTGCAGTGAATAATCCAAATGAATTGGCTGTTAATACCGAACTTTGTGTTGAAACACCAGCCTATAAAAACCATACGGAAATTATTAATTTTTTAAAAAGACACTTTCATAAATTTTGCCGATGTGGTTTTCTATCATTACCTGTTGGTGATATTGTTGGCACACACATCGACCAAGGCACATATTACTTAACCAAAGACCGATATCACTTATCAATACAAGGCCGTTATAAGTATCATTGTGGTGATGATGTTGTCATTATAGAACCAGGAACACTTCTTTGGTTTAATAACAAGAAACCACATGGTGCAGAAAATGTGGGTGATGAATTGAGAATAACATTTGTATTTGATGTACCACACAATAAAAAGAACCCATAGCGGTAAAGATGATTAAAACACTTGACACACACACTAGATATGATGTATAATACTATATTAAATGAGGAGTTTGTATGAGCATATTAGATAAATTAAAAAAGAATTCAACAATCAAAGAAAGTTCAATTCTTTCAAAATCTAAATTCTTTAATGAAAAAGATATGATTACAACCGAGGTGCCCATGGTAAATGTGGCATTATCGGGTAGATTAGATGGTGGGTTAACACCAGGTCTAACGATGTGGGCCGGCCCATCAAAACACTTTAAGACAGCTTTTAGTTTGCTTATGGCAAAATCTTATATGGACAAATATAAAGATGCCGTTTTATTATTCTATGATTCAGAATTTGGTACTCCAATTAAATATTTCGAAACATTTGAAATTGATATGGATAGAGTATTACACACACCACTCACAAACATTGAAGAACTCAAGTTTGATATCATGCAACAACTCCAAGATGTTCAACGAGGTGATAAATTAATTATCGTGCTTGATTCAATCGGTAATTTGGCATCCAAGAAAGAAGTTGAAGATGCTCTTGATGGCAAATCAGTAGCTGATATGTCTCGTGCTAAACAAGTTAAGAGTTTATTCCGTATGGTCACACCACATCTAAACCTCAAAGATATTCCAATGGTCGTAGTCAATCATACCTATAAAGAAATTGGTATGTTCCCTAAAGATATTGTTGGTGGTGGCACAGGTTCTTATTATTCTGCCGATAATATTTACATCGTTGGTCGTCAACAAGAAAAAGATGGCACCGAAATTGTTGGTTACAACTTTATTATCAATGTAGAAAAATCAAGATATACCAAAGAAAAAGCCAAGATACCTATTACAGTATCATTTGATGGCGGTATACAAAGGTATTCTGGCCTTGTTGATTTGGCTATCGAAGGTGGGTTTGTTTCTAAACCAAGTCCTGGATGGTATGCAAAGATTGACCGAACTACCGGTGAAATTGGTGACCGAGTTAGATTTGAATCTACACAGACAGATGAATTCTGGAAAGATTTACTTAAATATGAACCCTTTAAAGAATATGTGAAGAAAAAATATGAGATTGCCTATAGCAACATTATGGGAGAGGATATTCAGCTTCCTCCCGTGGAATCAACCAAAGATGAAGAAGTATAAAGAAGACATCGATTACAAATTTATTGATTTTAAAGAATCAGATTTAACTGGTATTGGACTTCTTATGGAAGAATATAAGGGTGTCCTTTACCATTATCAGAAAGCAAGAGTAGTTTCAGAAGGTGAAATGGCCAAATTACAATTTGGATACACAATAGTCCACCCAGGCGAACATGATATCGATGACTTGACAAAAGACGAGGAATTGCATACCATTATGGGTGATATCTTAACCGAATTAATAATGACGAACAAATATAATGAACAGACTAGAACAGAGCATTCTCAAGAACCTGATATACAATGATGAATACATTCGCAAGGTAATTCCTTTTATTAGGCCTGAATACTTTTCAGATAACACCGAAAAAATAGTATTCAAAGAAGTATATGAATTTATCAATAAGTATAAAAGCCCACCAACACATGAAGCTTTGGTAATTAATTTTACCGAAAAGAAAAATCTCACCGAATCTGAAGTATCTGGTGCCATTGAACTACTCAAAGAAATCAATCAAGCTAAAGATGAACCAACAGAAACAGTTTGGTTAGTTGAACAAACCGAAAAGTTTTGTCAAGATAAAGCCATCTATAATGCAATCATGGAATCAGTATCGATTCTGGATAATCGGTCTCAAAATAAAGCCAAAGGTGAAATACCTAAATTACTAAGCGATGCACTTGGTGTTTCATTTGACAAAAGTGTTGGTCACGATTATATTCAAGATTACGATTCTCGTTATGATTCATATCATGCTGTAGAATCTCGTGTCCGCTTTGACCTTGATATATTCAATAAAGTAACCAAAGGCGGCCTGCCAATTAAAACACTCAATATCATTCTTGCTGGTACGGGTGTTGGTAAATCATTATTCATGTGTCATCAAGCTGCAGCCGCAGTATCTCAAGGTTCAAATGTTTTGTATATTACCATGGAAATGGCCGAAGAAAAGATTGCTGAAAGAATTGATGCTAATCTTTTGAATGTTGAACTTAATGAATTACATATCATGTCTAAAAAAGATTATGAAAGAAAATTCGAAACATTAAAAAACAAAACACAGGGTAAATTAATCATCAAAGAATATCCAACGGCTGCGGCTTCGGTATTACACTTTCGTGCTTTACTCAATGAACTTCAACTTAAAAAAGGGTTTAAACCACATATAATATTTGTTGATTACCTTAATATTTGTTGTTCAGCTCGTATTAAACCAGGCGGTAATGTAAATAGTTATTCATATATTAAATCTATCGCTGAAGAATTAAGAGGTCTGGCTGTCGAGGCTGGAGTACCAATTGTTTCTGCCACCCAAACCACAAGGTCAGGATTCTCAAACTCCGATCCAGGCCTTGAAGATACATCTGAATCTTTTGGGTTACCAGCAACTGCTGACTTTATGTTTGCTTTAGTTTCTAATGAAGAATTAGATTCATTAAATCAAATATTGGTAAAACAATTGAAGAATCGGTATTCAGACCCAAGTTATTACAAACGATTTGTCATAGGTATTGACCGTGCAAAAATGAGGTTATATGATGCCGAACCATCAGCTCAACAACAAATTGCTGATACAGGCCAAGTCGATGATGAACCATTAAACAGCTTTGGTACTCGTGAGAATAAAATTAATAACTTTGAAGGATTTAAAGTTTAATGAAACTAACTAAAGAACAAGCACTTTATTGTGCCCAATATATGGAAGATTATTATCATCATTTTGACCGTATTGATGATTATATGCGTAGTCAGAAAAAAACACAAATATCAGAATTACCATCTCATCTTCCGGGTATGGGACCAGAAGAAGATTTGTTTTCTGATTTTAATATACATCCTAATGACATGGAATTTGAAATTATAAATTTAGGTTCTACTCGTTGGTGGGATTACATTACAATTATTTCATCACATTTAATATCAAGAGCTGTTCCTGGCAGATGTATTCAGTTTGCCATATTTGAAAAAAATACAAAAAAGATTGTTGGTTTTATTCGCCTTGGTTCACCTGTAATTAATTGTAGGCCTCGTAATGAACTACTTGGCCAAGTAT